CCCGAAGGTATAGACTGGTACCTGTCCGGGTACACCCCCGAAGAGCGCGCCGAACGAAAGCGGGGCGCAAACATGCGCCCTGTTGGTATTCTTGAAGGAGTCGTCAATGCTAAATTATCGTAATCGGTCGGTAGTGTACTACTCTTGTTCTAGTAGTTTTCTTCCTGACGAAGATGTAAGCACGTCTACTGACCTATTTCTGGCAGAGAATGAATACAGAGTACCGAGACTTAGGCTCACGGCTACGTGCCCATATTGTCACGGACAAACAGAAAACGATAAAAGGGGAAATTGTACTGCGTGCGGTGCGCCCCGAGGAGAACCGAATGCCTAACGATACATCATTTTGGAATAGATTAATTGGCAGTCTGCCTACCATGTTTGGGCGCGGGAAACCGGCATACAGTACCCAGCAGAAACCGGAAGGCGCCAATGAAGCCTACGCACAGTTCTACCCTACCTATGAAGTCACAAGTCCGCAGTATCAGACCCCCAGCCCGTACCCGTTGGCACAAGTCGGATACCGTGAGAATGAATTGGCCTACGCGTGTATCAACGAACGCGCCGAAAATCTCGCGGCCGTAAAGCGCGTATTGGTCAAGCGCCTGAGCGGTGAAACTGACGAAGAAATCAAAGACCATCCGCTTACCTTGCTGATGCGGGAGCCATGCCCCGGATACCTGACCCTGGCCGAATGGTTGCGGATTACCGAAACTTACCTGTTGATTGCTGGCGTGTGCTATTGGGAAATTGAGCGCAATAATCGCGGGGAACCAATTGCCCTGTGGCCGATGCGCCCGGACTGGTGCTCTACCTATCGCGGGGAAGGCCAGCCACTACGCGCCATACGCTATCAACCCTACGGACTGCCCCCGCTTGATATTCCCGTTGCGGACGTGCTATATCTACAATACTTCGATCCATTGTGGCCGCTGCTGAAAGGACTTAGCCCGACCGCTGTTGCATTGCGTATCATCGGCACAGACACCAGCATGACCGAGATGGTCAAGGCTTTTCTGACAAACGGCGCGTTCCTGGGCGGGATGCTGAAAACCGAACAGGCGCTAAATGACGCCGAAGCTACGCGCGCGCGCGTCCTGTGGCAGCAGTCACATGGCGGGGCAGAAAACGCCGGGCAAATTGCCGTCCTGGGCAAGGGTATCGAATTCAAGCCCACGCAAAACACTTTTCGCGAGATGGTATTTCCGGAAGTTGACGCCCGCAGCGAATCGCGCATTTGCATGACCTATCGCGTATCGCCGTTGGTTATTTCGGCAAAAGTCGGCATTGGTGTTGCAACGTACAACAACTACGCCGAAGCCCGCAAAGCACAGGCGGAGCGCGTGACGGTTCCCGAATGGGACTGGATCGCGGATAACCTTTGGCAGCAACTTCTCCCGCAGTTCGACCAGGATTACCGAAAATATGGCGTTGAGTTTGACTTGCGCAGCGTAAAGGTGCTGCAGGAAGAAAGCGATGCATTGCACGCCCGCGCGCGGGAAGATGCAAAATCCAACCTGATCACCCGCGATGAAGCCCGCGAGATTATCGGCTATGACCCGATTGACGATGAACCGGTATTTATTGGCTCCGGTGGTGCCAAGACGCAGGAAGACCAATTAAACCCACCAGAGCCGCCCCCGGCGCTTGCAATGGCGCAGGATGGTAAAATCATTTCCCCCGATGGTGAGCAAAAGCCCGCTATGGACGCCGTAGAGCCCCCCGAACAGGATGGCGACGAAGCCAAGGAAGAAGCCGAGAAATTCAAGGCGTTTGCAAAGCACCGTATCAAGGAAGGCAAGTACGCCGACATTCCGGCTTATGAGTTCAAGCACCTATCCCCGGAGCACGCCGCGTCAATTGTGGCGATGTATGCCGCTCCGGCGCTGATTGAGCAAATGAGTAAGGCGATGAAGGAAGTGACGAAATGATAACTCCGACCGGGTATCTCAAAGCGGACAGGCGACTTTCCCAAGCAGAAGCCGACAGAATACGATACGAATGGGAATCTACCATAAGCAGCGGTAGAACGGTTGTGCTGGGGCAAGGAATAGAGTTTATTCCGTTCGAGAAAAACACAAACGAACCCGTAATCGTCAAGTGCTCTTTTTGCAATGGTTGGGCCGCAGTGAAAACAAACTGCCCCCACTGCGGCGCTCCTGTTGGGATTTACTAATGAATGATGCTCTCTTAATCGCTCTAAAATACTCGTTCGCGTGGTGCGATGTGAACAACATCGCACCGCCGATTGAGTTATGCGTTCAGGCTGTCCCCGTCATGAAGTCCCTGCCGTTTTTCTCCAAGACCATCCAGCGCCTGGTAAAGTCGCTTTACGATGGCTTCATCGGCGGGGAGTTTGTCGATACGCTCAAAAACTTGATACGTGGGCAGATGCGCCGGGCTTATGAAGAAGCGTGGACAGACGACGGGAACGCGCTCCCGCTCCCGCCCTATTTGGAACAAGCCGCCGCCGCACTTGCTGACGAACAGGCCGGATATGTGGACGGCTATTACAAGGCCATTATCGACGCCCGCGTGGATAAGTCACCCATTGAGCCGCTACAATCCCGCGCTGAGTTATGGGCCAATCGGTACACTCAGGCAAAGAATGACGCGATTATGCAAATCACCGCCGAGACTGGTGGTAAACTGGTTTGGATTGAAGGCGATACGGAAGATAAGTGCGAGACGTGTTTAGCCCTGAATGGTATTGTTGCTTATGCAACCGAATGGCAGATAAGTGGATTCAAGCCGCAAAACGCCCCGAACCCGCTGATTGAGTGCGGCGGCTGGCATTGCCAGTGTCGGCTCGAAAACACCAACAAGCGCCGCACGGCTAACGCCCTTGACCGGTTGCTTACAATTGCGACGGCACGCAACGTATAGTTGACATTGGGCGTATAATGGAATAGTGGAGAAAGAACACTATGAGCCTTGAACCGTCCGGTATGAATTTTTTCAGAGATAGCGAGCACGTCATAAGAACGCTGACGCCGCTCATGTTTGTCTGGTCTGTCCTTGTTTTGGGATACACCTGGATTGTCACGCGCGGAGAAAAGAAAGGCAAGCGAAAATGAAATGCGACAATCACCCAGAAGTTGACGCTGTTGCCGTCTTCCCCAAGACGGGATACTTTTTACTCTATTGCCAATCATGCCTTGACGAAATGAAAAGCCGCATGATTTACAATAGTAATCTTAAGCTAAGCGAACTCGAACGAAACTATCAAGAAAATAGGGCTATACTGCAAAAAGACTTGGAAATTAGTTTGCGCGACCTTTCGTATGACATAGACGAAGGCGTCAAAAGGATGAAAGAGTTGCCCAAGTGAAAATCACGACCAAGACAATCCACGTCCGCGTGCGTAACCTTGCCGATGTTTCGAGCTTCGTGACATCGCAGTTGCCGCGTATTTGGCGCGGTGTGTATGTCGAAGCCGTAGCGGAGAACTTGGTCAAGGCGCTAAAGGTAGAGCCTGAGTATAAATACGTCTCTCGCAAATCCGCCTATGGTAAAACGTTTGTGAGCGACAAGCAGCGCCGCTATGTGATGGCCCGCATCCGTGAAGGGTCAATCACGCCCGGAACATCAAACCGCTTTGGAATTACATCGGCTGGCTGGCACGTTGTGAAACAGGGTGAACGTGCTACAATCGTAAATGACACCGAAGGCGCGCGCTGGACGCAAAACGACAAATGGCAAGCCCGGCAACCCGCAATGGTGGGCTGGGTAAAGGCTGGGAAGAATATCACCGAACACCTTGACAAAGCGATGGTAGACGCCATCGATGATGTCACAAAAGCAATGGAGAATGTAAAACTATGAGCAGAAAGAAAGCATCTACACCCGCTGAAATCCCCCCGATTGTACCTGTCCCCGTGATTGCCTTTCAGGGCAATTGCGACCAATGCCGACACTGGAACCCTAACAACAAACTAAAGGGCTATTGGGAAGGCCTGTGTGCAAAAGGGCACGGCATGACCCGCGACAATGCAAGCTGTGAACAATGGGAGCAAAAGAATGGATAGCACACTAACCCAGGCATTCCAAGAATGGCACACCACCGAGCGCCAAAACAGCGCCGCCTATGATGCGCTTTTTGTTCAAGCTGACAACGTCAACTGGCCCGGCCTTGCGAAGTGGTGCAAGCACGCAGCGGATGAAGAACGGGAGCACGCCGCAAAAGTGGCCGCGTTCCTGGTAGACAAAAACGTCCTGCCAGAAATCAGCGACATTGTGCGCGTTGCCTCCCCTGCTGGAGATGACCATACCGCCTTTTTTCAGGCCGCAATGGCGCGCGAAGTCCTGACCGATGAAACTATCAAGGAAATCTACCGCATGGCCGAAGAAGCGGGCGAGTATGACGCCTGTGAGTTTATATTCCCGTTCCTGGTCGAGCAGCGCCGCAGCATCCGCGAGATTGGAGACTATCTCAAAATGCTGGCGCGCCCGGTGGATAGATTGGTATTCGACAACTCCCTGGGAGCGTGATATGTATTACCCCGTTCGGAACAAATGGATTGCATATAATCTAAGAACGCAAAAATACGAGTTTCGCATCCTGCGAATCTTTTGTATTCCGTGCCCGTCCTGGCTTGGTAATTGGATAACTCAATAGGTGGATAGCATGAAACTATACGCCGTTACTTGTCACACGGATTATGATAAGTGGGGCGAGTCCTACGATGATAGTATCGTTAAGATTTTCTCTGATAGGGCGCGGGCAGATGCGTTTTGCGCAGAAAAGAACAAGACCGCCCGCAAGGAAAAGAACTTTGATGAGACGTATTCTGTCGAAGAAACGGAAGGCGAATTGTGATTAGGAAAATCCTTTGCGCTTTGGGATTTCACATTCCCGCTGCGGCAATAAGCCCCTTGTTAGACGGCAGAATACTTTACGAAGTGTATTGCCAGGAATGCACCAAATCGCTAACAAAGAACGATTGGGAAAAGTATCACCACAAAAAGTTAGAGAGCATAATGTGAGCGCACTCCCTGACCACACCGGCGAAACCTGCGTAATCATTGGAAACGGGCCGAGCCTGAAAACCGTCCCGGATGAATTGCTGCGCAAGTATCCATCGTTCGGGTGTAACTACATCAACCGCTTGCCGTTCTATCCCACATACTACACCTGTATCGATAGCACAGTTCTATGCCACAACGCCGGAGAAATTTACAACGTCGCGGCGATGGCCCGGCACGCGTTTATCAGCAGCTACATTCTGCCTAACCCGCTGCTTGACCGCCTGCGCTCATTGCCGAATCACATCCCGGTCGGGGCTGATACCTTCGTCTTTGACTGTGAGAAATACATGAGCGGCAACACTGCCGTTTATGTGGCCCTGAAAATCGCGTTCTTTATGGGCTTCAAGCGGGCGCTACTTGTGGGCGTGGATCACACCCAATCGTTTGAGCATTTTGACCCCAGCTATCCGCAGGCAAAGAACCCGAACATGGAAGGGATGCGCTATCACTTCACGCTGGCCCAAACGATTTACAGCGAGAATGGACGCGAGATTATCAACCTGTCCCCGCCTTCAGAGTTGGATAAGATATTCACGCGGGGCAACATGCGAGACTACGTACACACCGCGCGCGATACCGACTTCGGCCAGATATGCACAGAGACACACGAACTTTTGGAGTAAAGGATTACTTATGAGCGACAAAATTAAACACAAGGGGTACTGGATGGGAGAACCCATCGAAAACAAAACAAGAGACGAGCTTATTGAAATTGTTATGCAAATGGGCTTGATGTTGCAAGACGAAAGAGAGAAACATCACCACGAACTAAATCTCTTGCAAGAAATTAGAGAAACGAGAGCCGGGCGCAATGTCGGATTTTTTGCGTGGGTTTCTGACGTATTGGGGCTACGATGAAAACAATAAACCAGTTCCTGCGGGCGCAGGCCCGCCACAAAGGGCGCGCGCAAAGGTTGCGAGCCGTTGGATTATTTTTCCGCAGGGCGAAGCGGAAAGGTGTTTTTTATCATTGACAAATCTCTGCGATTAGCATATACTAATCCTACAGATTAATACTTTGCATCTAGCCTGATGCTGATTACTCAGCGGCGAAATGTGTAGAGACAACTCTACCATTTCGCCGCTTTTCGTTTTCCGGGAGCTATACCATGCCCTACGCCATTGAAAAGAAAGATGACAAGTTCGCGGTAGTGAACAAGGAGACCGGGGAAGTAGTGGCGACTCATGCCACGCGCGCCAAAGCTGACGCACAACTGCGGGCGCTGTATGCTGACGAACCCGAAGCCAGCAAGAGCGGCGCGCGCAATAGCCGCCGGGATAAGTTGACTATTTTGGACATCCGTAAACAGGCCGCCGCGCTGATTGAATTGACGCGGGAACTTGAACCGGAAGAAGATGAGCCGGAAGCCGTCGATATGACCCTTGAAAATCTCGCGTCACTTGTTGGTGACAATACCATGCTGAAATCATCCTATGCCAAAAGTTTAGGGATTGACCTGCCCGCCGATGTGCTGGCCGTCAAGTCCATCGGGGCCGATGAAATCCGGGGTTACTCCCACTTGTGGGGTAGTGAGAAAGTCGCTGATTTGGACGTGGAATACTTCACGCCCAAAACTGATTTTTGGGATGCGACATTAGGTAAATACGCCCGCCCGCTTACGTGGGATCACGCCCAGGATAGCGAGTTCAAGGCCAATCCCGTTATTGGTTCGATTTTGGATTTTGGCGACGATGAAATTGGGCGTTGGTACGTTGCAAAACTGGACGGCTCCCACAAGTACCGCAAAGCGATTGACGCACTTATCAAGGCGGGCAAGCTGGGTACGTCGTCCGATAGCGCCCCGCAGTACGTCGAACGGGTAAAAACCGGGAAAGCAACCTGGCTCAAAACGTGGCCTTTCTTTGCTGCGGCTTTGACTAACCAACCTTGTGAGCCGCGAATGCTTACGGATGGCAGCCCGGAATTTCTCAAATCGTTAGGCATTAGTCTCCCGGATGCGCCGGACATGGCGCGGGAGTTTGAAGCGTTACAACTTCGTGCAAGAATTTTGAAACTCAAAGGAGCGTAACAATGGATAACTTGCAAACCGCTCTCAAGTCAGTGATTGAAAAGTTGGACGGCTTCAACCTGTCCGAATCGCTGACCGGCGAGCAAATGAAATCGTATCAAGGTTTGGTGGAACAGGCCGAAGGTCTGAAAAACCAAATCGACGCGCAGACACGCGCGAAGGCAGTCAAGGATTGGGGCGATAAGTCCGCCGGTTCTGCCGTTGCTGCGTCGTTTGACCGCATGGCCCTTCCCGATGAAGGCGACATCCCCGGCGTTTCTGCCGATCCGCGCAGTGGTGAAATCTACTCCATTGCGGGCAGTTACAGCGGATCTAAGAACGTCGCACACCTGAAAAGCGCCGCGTATAAGGACGCCTTTGCCGAGTACATCCGGGGCATGGGCACCAAGAACACCGACCGCGCCGGGCGTGCCATGAAGGTGCTGAACGAAGGCTCCTGGACGGCTGGCGAAGCCTGGCTTCCGCCTGACTTCCGCGCCGAGCTTGTCAAACGCATGGCGACTGTCACCAGCGTGCGGCCCAATGCCAGTGTCTATACCACCGGCACCAATGAAGTGACCTTCCCCCAGGCCAATTATGCCACGACCGCAGACCAGTACACCAGCGGCGTGCGCTTTACCTGGCAGGGCGCAGGCGCGCAGACTTCGGACATCTCCGAAGCCACCAACCCGGTATCCGGGCAAATCAAAATCCCTGTCCATCTGGCCACCGCCGCGATCATCTTGCAGCGGGCGCAGATTGAAGACAACAGCTTTGACATCCTGGGCTATATCTCCGAACTCGGAGCCGAAGCCTTTAGCCTGGGTGAAGAAGATGCGTTCACGAATGGCGACGGCAACGGCAAACCGCGCGGTTTCCTGTCCCACCCCGCCGCGAGCATTGCGCAGGGTTCCACAAGCACCGTTGCGGGCGTGACCTATTCCGGCGATTATGTCGGCACCGGTTCGTCTGACCTGGCCTGGGGCACCGCCGCAGCTGGCACCGGCTTGTTCGGCGTCGAGGCTGCGCTCGCCCCGCAGTATGAAGAAGGCGCGAAATGGTATGCCGCCAAGAACACCTACAGCCGCATCCGCGCGCTGAACGCTGGCACCGCCACCCTGCCGCAGTGGTCACTTGGTGACTCCTGGCCTAACTTGGGCAACAACTATCAGGCCATGCTTTTGGGTTACGCCACTGCCCGCAATCAGTTCATGCCGACTTATGCGCAGGGCACCGCGAAAACCGTTGCCGCGCTCGGTAACATGAAGGGCTACTTCATCATCGACCGCGTTGGTCTTTCGGTCGAAGTCAATCCCTATATTCTGGGGATGCGCGATCAGGTCGTGGTCTACATGCGCAAGCGTGTCGGCGGCGATTTGGTTCGCTACTGGATGATGAAATTCCTGGGCTATACCGCCTAAAAGGATGGTGTCACAATGTCTCTCATTTATGGCCTGAATCTCGTAAAAGCGAAGTACACCGCAACGGCTACCGCCAATCAGGTGGCCCTGGCTGGCTACTTCGCTTCCCCCGGTACACGCTCGGTGTTTGCGACTCAGTCGGTCGTAAACTGCGCCGTCTCTACCGACGTTGGCAACATTACCGGAAAACTGCAAGGCAGCGCCACAACTGTGGCTACTGACTTTGCCGACATTACCGGCGCGGCTTTTACTACCGCGAACTCATCCGACACCGCCGCGTTTGAGCAAATCGAATTTGCCATCCCTGCCAGCGTAGCAAACCTGCGTTACGTCGGCACCGTTGCGGGCGGAACGCCAAATCTTGGCGTTTCGGCTACCGTGTTCCTGGTCAAGCGCAGCTCATAACCTATGAAGCCAAAAGTCTGTATTGTCGGAGCAAATAGAATCACCCTGCCATTCGTGGATTGGGAGCAAAGCAATACAGACTATTGGCTGTTCAACGAAACGGGTGCACACCCGGCGTTCAAACGTTGCGACGGCGTGTTTCAAATGCACGTTGAAAAGATTTGGCGCAATCCCGGAAACACGAACTTTGCCGGTCACTACGAATGGTTACAACAGCCGCACGACTACCCGGTATTCATGCAAGACGTTTTTGCGGATGTGCCCGCCTCGGTGAAATACCCGCTTGATGAGATTTGCGAAACACTACTGCCAAACATTGCCCGCAAATCAGGCAAGCCCGTAAAGTATTTCACGTCATCCGCCGCCTATGCCCTGGCCCTGGCAATCTACAAGGGATATCAAGAGATTGAGATTTGCGGCGTAGAGATGACAAGCGATACCGAATACTTTGCCCAGCGGGACGGCGTTACATTCTGGCTCGGCATTGCGACCGGGCGCGGTATCAAGGTCACACTGCAAGATAAATCAATTCTATTGCGTGCTCATTTGTATGGGTACACAGGCGAGGTCACTTTGCAAAGGCAACGATTAGAGATTGTAGCGCGCGCCCTTGGGCCGCAGGCAGAACAGGCAAAAGCAACGGCGTTCGAATTGTCGGGCAAGGTCAATACTATCCTGAAACAATTGGCCGAAGAACGTGACCAAGACAAAGCGAACAAGCTCTACGCCGATTTGATTACCGCGTTCAACGAACAAAGTGACAAGATTTTCCAATACGGCGTTGTGACCGGGCAGCTTGCCATTACTCACCAATACATCGGCGAAGTTGACGCGCTGATTCAGGCAGCGGGCGGAGAGAAAGCCTTGCAAGTCTTGACCGAGGCGGACGAATGACGATTACAAACGGATACGCCACGCTTGCAGAGTTCAAGTCCTGGGCGCGGATTACGTCCACCAGTTCGGACGATGACTCGGTTGCCGAAACCATCCTCGAAGCCGCATCCCGCTATATTGATGCCGAAGCCCAGCGCCGTTTCTATCAATCGTCATCTGACACGCACTACTTCGACACCCCCGCCGGGAATACGCTTTATTTTGATGATGACTTTTCGAGCGTTACAAGTGTCACCAATGGCGACGGGGCAATCATCGCGTCTACTGCCTATGTGCTGTTGCCAGCCAATAGCGTACCAAAGTACGGATTACAACTAATCCCCACCGTCGGCGTGACGTGGAAAACAGACAACGGGAACCCGTTGCAGTGTATCGAAGTGACCGGCGCTACTGGTATATCCTGCCCGCTTGACATCAAAGAAGCTTGTCTCATGATTGCAAAGGCGTCCTACAATCGGCGCTTTGGCGAGAATATGAGCGGGATCACAACCATCACCGCAGGCGGCCTACTCGTGACGCCCGAAGATGTGCCAGCGAAGGCATTGCAGGCAATACACAATCACCGCAGGATAACATTCGGATGAGCGCTCAAACCCTCGACTCCGCCATTGCCGCCCTGACCATTACGGGACTGACTATCAAGAGCCTGTCAAATATCCCGCAGGAAGTTTTTGATAGGGATTGCCCGCTCTTGTTCCCGTCTCCGTCTAACTGGCTGGGGCAAGGCGCAGCGACTCCGGGAAACTTTGATAACGTCATCGCGGGCCGCGTGCAATATGAGCACAACCTGACCTACGTCCTGGCATACGCACAACTAAGCACCGGGCGCGGTATCTCTGATTTTTATAACGGCATGGCGACGCTGGTTTATACATTGGTGTCAAAGCTGATCAGGATTGACCTGGTCGCCATGAGTATTAAGAAAGTTTCTGTTACATCGTTTGGGCAGCTTACAGACCCGGCGGGTAAATTCTATGGTTGCGGCCTAACCGTAACCGCACAGGAGTACATACCATGACAATGGAAGATAGATACTTCGCTTCCGGCACGCGGTTGGCCGTATTCTACGAACTCGACCAAACGACCGGACGCATTAAAGCAACAAACATGACGCCCTATTATGGGCTTGTCGTCTACGGGCCGAAGGGCCTGACGATGAACATCACCGAGCCGCGCAAAATTACGCACGTCGGCCAAGACCGCCCGTTACAGATTGACTGGCTCCCGGCCCTGGAAGGCATGGACGCGGAACTTACCACATCGGCCACAGAGTTGAACATTCAGGCCGCAGTGGGTGGGGTCAAGACCGAGACCATTGGTACGGCCAAGCTGAACCCGTTGCAGACATCCCAAATGGGCTTCGAGCCTATCATGGGCGCGTGGTTCGCCCGCCAAACACAGAACATCAGCGGGTTACGGCGTTGGGAAAGCTATATCTTTAGCTCTGCCAAAGTCGTGTTTATGCCGTCCGCCATGACTGACGCCACCGCAGACTTGCGTTACAAAATCGCGCCTGCCATCAGCACCCGCAAACTGTGGGGCGACTCTTGGACAAGCGCGACCAACGGCGCTACTACCGCACAGGTGGGGCAATTCGCCTCGACCGGCTATCCGTATCTTGTCGGCTGGAAGGTCACGAGTTCAGATGTGGCATTCCCGTTTGACACCGACAAGGCCGCAACGGACAGCGACGCCGCCATTTTAGGCGTATGGGTCAATGATGTCCTGGCCGCAACTAGTGATTACAGCAAGGCCAAAACCGGCGTTACCTTCGCAGTTTCGCCCGGTTACGACACCGATGGTGTTGGCAAAACCGTCACCTGTCTGTACGAAGGGCCGTTACTGGTTCGTGTGTAAATCAAAACAGCCGGGCGGGTGAAAGCCCCGCCCTTTTTGACTGCCATTATTATGATTGAACTTGACCATACTCTAACCCAGCGTGTCAATGGCGAGAAAAAGCAAGTCCATTATGTCGCCAAAATTGAGACGCACAACGAAACGACCATCGATAGTACCAAGCGTTCCCGGATTGCCTACTTTACCGGCAAGCGCGCGGACATCGATTTTACTGACCTGGATACTACCTGGATTGCCCTGGTAGTGTTCCCCGCGTGCGTGTCCTGTTCTACGGGATTCATCTCAATTGATGGCACAGAGATTGACGTGCGTAAGCTGGAGTGGGAATCGTTCTGCCTGCTCCCCGCCGCGCTTTTCGATGTCTGGCAAAATCGCGTTTTTGAAGATAACCCGCATCTACTCGAAAGCAAAGCCGATGAAGCCGTAACCGGCGGCGATGAAGAAAAAAAAAGCAAATCCTGAGTTTTCTCTCTGAATTTTATTGTGACTTTTCGGATAACTCAGACCTGGGAAACGAACCATTTGCGGGCATACACCATTCGCTTATTGATGACGCCGTGCGGATGCTGGAAATCATGGAAGCGTGCGAGTGGAAATGGACACTAAGCGAAGCCATGCAGCAGCCCGCCGCCTTACTTGACGCCGTTGTCCGTCTGAAATCGACCGGGCTAAAAATGCGCAGGCAGATTGAAAAAGAAAAAGAAGGGAAACTTTAATCATGGCTCTTGTCGTTGACGGCGTAGAAATCCCCATCGAAGTCCTACCAGATGCGCAGTCCTTTGCTGCGGCTAATCGCGCTTTAGACGAAACGCTAAAGCGTGGTCAAAAGTTAATTGAGCAATCCGACAAGCGCAAGAAAGCGCAGAAGGAAGAGGCCGACCGGGTTGTAGCCGCAGAACGCGCCAAGCAAAAGGCCATAGAAGAAACGACAAAGAAGATAAACCAACAGCGTGAGAAAATGGAAAAGCTCGCGCAAATTGGTACACAGATGGCAATGCTGGGAGCGGCTGCGATGGCTCCCTTTGTCGCGTCCCTGAACTCCTACATCAGCAACGCAAGTGAAGCCGACAAGGTAGCGCAAAGGTGGAAAACCAGCACCGACAAGATAGCTGATGCGCAAGCGCGCCTCGGGCGCGAGACTGCCAGTGTTCTCAATCCTGCGCTTGAAAAGACTGCCGACTTGGTAAGCAAGGCCATGAGCAGCCTGGAAAAGAACCCGGCGGCCCTGTCCGGGCTTTTGAGCATGGGTGCTACACTTATTGCGGGCGGCGGAGCTGTTGCGGCCCTGGCGACGGTATCCAAGCAGTTAGCAACCATGTCAAGCCTGACCGGGAATGTTGGTATGGGCAAAGTAGCGGGCGGAGTGGGTAAACTCTCCGAAGTGGCTTTATACGCCACGTCGGTTATATTGGCCGCTGAAACCGGGCTGGCCCTGGGTAACGCTATCAATAAAGCACTTGGGCAGGATGAGCAAACCTGGAAGGACATCTTTGTGACCTGGTTATCTTTGCCTGCCGCCATGCTAAAAATACTTGGGGATGGTCTGGCAAAGATACCGCTGTTTGGGGATACGGGTAAGCAACTGTCTGATTTAGCTATAGACATGCGCGCCTTTGCTGAAAGGGGAGCGGATCGCATCTTGGGGCCGGATGCCGAACCCTACCAAGCGCCCGGCGAAATGAAAACCAAAGCGGACGATGAAGCTCGTCAGAAAATCATTGCCGAAGGTATGAAGGCCGCCGAAGAACGCGCAAAGATTGAGCGCGATACACAGCAGAAAATCATGGATGCGCAGAAATCGTATGCCGACAAGCGCGCGTCAATTGAGAAGTCCATAGCGGACGCGGCCCGGCAATTCAACCAGCAGGAATCGGATGCCTATCAGGATTATCAAAATCAGCGCTCGGACGCGATACAACAACACAACATCGAGAACCAGCGCGCCGAAGAAGACCACCAGCAGCGCATTGCACAGATTCAACGCGAGAGCCGCGAACGTATCGAGGGCCTTGTATCTCAGCGTGACGCCCTGGGTATTGTCCGCGAGAAACGCGCCGCCGCCGCAAAGATTGGTGAAGAAAACGAGAACTACAACAAAGAGAAGCGCCGCCGAAATCAGGACTTCCAAAACAAGCTGCGCGAAATGGATCGTAACTTCCAAATCGAAGCCCAGCGCCGCAGCCGGGAGTATGAGTTTATGCAACAGGCGCGCCAGGCGGAATTACAGAGCGCACAGACTGTCTACCAAGCCATGCTCCAAATGTTGCAACAGGCGAGACAGGCAGCACTACAGGCAACACAATCGATGAATACGCCCTATGCGGGCGTCCCCACCGCTTCCGGCTCTGGCTATGGCGCGTCGTCCAATCCCTACGCCACCAGCGCACAACGTAGCGGCGGCGGGGGAAGTTCGTCAACATCCAACGTCACGGTAAACGGCGGCGGGCTATCTGTGTCCCAAACGATGCAAGTCGTCAATCAGGCAATCGGAAACAATAACCGCGATTTGATGCGGGCTATGGGAGTCGCAGGATGACATTACTCAAAGAATACGCAATCAAGGGCAGCAGCGACACGGATTACGTCACCTTTGCAAGCCTGGGTGTACCCGCTCCTGTTCCCCACTTCCAGCCCGTAGCAGACACCGCGCTCCTGGCGAATGGGGTCAGGGCGGGGTTGGGTTTCCCCCAATGCCCGCTTGACTTTGGCTATCTTACCATCCCGCAAAGGAATGCTTTACGCGTCAAAGTTCCGGGGGTATCCGCCGCCGTTTCGATGGTACTGCCGACAAAAGAGTACAGCGGCGGAAATTCATCATCGGATGAAGTTTGGAAATACTACACCTGTGTTGCAGACTGGCCTATGCCGGAACCGACCGAAGCGGGCGATACACACAAAATAATGAATTTCCGCCTGGATGTCCGCTACATGATTGACGTTACACCGAGTTCGTAAATGGCCGCTATTCACTCCGCAACCTCCCCAGAACTTGCCACGCTGCGCACATATCCGCAGGCGTCAAAAGTCCGTTGTGCTATCATCACGCCGCCGGTTGTGTTTCAGGCGCTTATTAATCAGACGTTCTCCGCCTGGGATTGTATCTATGAGATCACCTACGATACGGTAACAACCGGGGCCTATACCGATTTACAACTTGACATGGAGCTATGGATTGGAACCAGCGCGGGCGCTTGCGATGTGGGCAAGTGTCGGGTACGCAAAGCGGCGGATGGAACAAAGATTTACATCGGCGAGACATCCGAAGTCAATTTTATGAACAACTACCACATAACGGGCGTGCTTGACTTCCTGCCCCATGCCCGACATTTGCGCGTGTTGGCCGATGGTACAACCTACATGGATTATGATGTAGCCTACACAGACCAATACCGCTTTTGGAAACCAGTCCCCATTTTGGGAACTCACGCGGTAGTGAAACTGACCGGCGCAGACGTTACCGTGCGGTTTGACGCGTCGGATAGCTATATCATTGATGATACTTTGTGGCAATGCCAATGGACGGCGTTGGGCGGCGGAACCAAGACCGAGCCGGGCGGAACAAATCTTTATTGTGACTTTACCTACGACGCGGTCGGGGTGTATTGGATAAAGTGCCTTGTCTATTCGTTTACAAACAGCAAAACGCAATACGCCTATCGTTGCGTCTATGTTTGGGACGAAGCCAGCCCGCCGCCCGCCGTTGCCGTCAGTTCGTTTTCCGCTGACATTGACGGCGGATGGAACGCGCAAATCACCGCCTATTCTGGCGTAGGTCAGACCATCCCCGACCGGGCTATGTGTATTCTGTTCTCGGAAGATTACGCGGGCGGGGCCGCGATTACTACGCCGGGACAAATCGTAAACCGTGAAAATATACTCATGGTTGGCTGGGCGCGCGGGGAAACTGTCACGGAAAACTTGAACGGCGGGAAGGTATCTTTTGACATCGCCGGGCTGACGTGGTGGTTGCAAAACCGCGAGAACTTCCCGGTTGGGGTAGAGTACCACGCCGGAACAGGTCATTCCAGCGCATGGACAGCCATCGAAGGTCTGACGGTACCGCGCGGGCTGGTAGCCTGGCTTACATGGCGCACGACGCTAACGCAAATTACGGACTGTTATTATCCAACCGGAACACCCGCGACGCTTTTGACTGCATCCGTAGAAGCGCCGAAGGGCGACGCATGGACGCAGCTCAATACATTTTGCAATGACCAAATCCTGGCCCGGCCTGCCTGTGACCGTTACGGACGTTTATTTGTGGAGATTGACCCGAATAACACACCATCGTCCGAGCGTAGCGGGATTGTAACCGTGATGACCATCACAAAGGCAGACCGGGCCGATACCGTGGAGTTTGAGCACGTCACCACGCCGCGCACGTCCTTTGTAGACATCAGCGGTATCAACTTCAAAGGCGCTGCGCTCGATAATGCAGATACATTCTTTGCCATTTCTCCCGGTCACATCGATAAGGACGTGGGCAAGCCTATCAAAAAGGATAGGCTGTTGTTCCAGACCCAAGCCTACGCCAAAACAATGGCCGGGCTGTTGCTGGCGAGCGGGAATAATCCTTTTCCAAATATCCCCGTAGCCATGCCCCAAAACAACCGCATGATTGATGTCGCCCCGCGCCAATACTGCTCCCTGACCATATTGGCGGCGGATAATCCGCGCGGCGTGGGCTATTCTGGTTTGGTTATCCCGCGTACCATCTCAATGGAAATCGAAGAAGACGGCAGACTAACTATTGACGTTGGCTTTGAAGGCGTGGTAACGGAAGACATATCCAGCGATGGGGACAAGCCGAATGACGCGGACAATAACCCTGACTTTTCAGAGTTCCCGCCATTGCCCCCATTGCCCCCGCTCCCGTTTCCGCCCTTCCCAATCAACAACATCCCGCGCTATGGGTACCTTGTGACAACCGGCGGGCTGGCTTATTATGACACGCTGGATTCTATAACCAACCTGCCAATCTGGAAACTTTGCACGGGTATCATATCGTCTACGGCCGTTTCGGACACAAAAGTATTCTACGGCTCAAACCGCGCCGGGCGTCTCTATTTTGGTACGGTAACGGGTGGCCTGTTCTCGTGCCTGTTGGGCGATCAGATGCAAGAAGTAGAGATACCCGCCGTTTCCGCCGCCTGGGGTTTTGGCGTGGATGACAACGCCGCCGACTCGGTCGCATTTTCGGGCCGCGATTTTACAACCGCGATAGACGGGCTTTATGTGGGCGGGGCATTGACGCCTTTCGCGCTGGGTACCGCATATCCTGAACAGGTTTGGGATACTCACGGCTTGACATTCAACCTGGGCAAGTGGCTGTCTGTCTACCCCCAACTGCTATACAATCCCGTCCGCGTTTTGCGCATTTCTGCGGATGGCAGCACAATCGAATTATCTGACGCCATTACCCCGAACACCGAAGTAAACCTATACACCAAACATGCGGGCTACTCAGGCGATAAAACATTTATTATCGGACGTTCGTCCGCTTTGACGGCGGGCGGGTCAACCGAAACGGCCCTGACCGGCATTGAACTATTCGACGATGAGGGTGTAGCCAGCGAACCGACCGGAACAACCATACTCGCACGCGAGAATACCGGCGCGGTTGCGAAACTGTCTATAGACGGCGGCGGCTCCTGGTCAACCATTGCGACATTCCCCAAGACGACCGGGGCGTACTTCAGCGCAATCCAATGGGTGAACGCGTCGCAGTGGGTTTGGGCGGTTGGTACTCAGGCCGCATCCGGGGACGCTGGCGTGTACATTACTCAGGATAATTCCGCAACCTGGATTGACATTACATCTAATTTATACGACTTACTTGGGCCAGACTTTAGGCCGCGATACGTAAGGTGCTGGCTATGAAAAACAACTTTGCAAAGCTAAAACAGCAGAATAAGCAAATCAAAAAGCAGACACCCAAAGCGCCTGAAACGCAGACGGCCTTTATCGGCGGATCTGATGGCAAGCTAGAAGGGGATTATCCCTTTCAGGTTTGGGTTACACTTTGGGACGGCTCCGAAGCCCTGGCGATAAACCAGAAATGCCCGAATACGCGCGGTTATCCTGTGGAAGTCAAGTTCCGCGACGGGCATTATTATGTCGAGAAGGTACGCCAGCCTTACACCACCAGCCTGCAAGAGTTTCCATCTCAACATAATAATGCCCGT